GATGTATGACTGCAATCTTACACGGCTGACTTTTTAACACGGGTACTTGGCAAACAGGAGCGACCATGTATGTTAAATAGAGCCTATTTTTAACAAATTATCAGTGAGGGAATAATGTCCCGTAAAAACCGCCGTAACGGCGCAAAAAAGCCCGTTAGGACTGCTGACGGGTACAATAACTTTACTGCAAAACTGGGTGGGTATACCTCCAATATCCAAACGGGTGGAACCTATTTACCCGGCTATATTTCCCGCAACCGTACGCAGATTGAATTCGCCTATCGCAGTTCATTTCTGGTGGGTGCTGCCGTGGATGCGATGGCGGATGACATGACCCGCAAGGGGATATCGATCAGCTCAAAAATGAAGCCGGATGCCAAAGGTCAATTGGAAAAATTCTGGGAGGATGTCGGGCTGTGGGATGAACTCAATAACACCCTGAAATGGTCTCGCCTCTACGGGGGTGCGCTGCTGGTGTTATTGATAGACGGTCAGGATATAGCGACGGAGTTAAACCCTGAAACCATCAAAGAGGGGCAATTTAAAGGCGTCATGTGTTTAGATCGCTGGATGGTGACCCCTTCGCCTAATGACCTGATCGAAGAGTACGGCCCCTACTTCGGCAAGCCCCGGTTTTATAACGTGGTGGCCAATCAACAGGGTGTTCCTTCATGGAAAATTCACCATTCCCGCGTTATTCGTATGGATGGCGATAGTCTGCCATTTAAACAAGCCCGGACTGAAAACGGTTGGGGAATGTCAGTGGTAGAGCGTGTCTTCGAGCGGGTTCAGGCATTTGATACCGCGACAGTCGGTACAGCACAATTGATACACAAAGCACACCTGCGTACCTACAGTATTGAAGGGCTGCGCCAGATACTGGCCACGGGTGGCACGATGAAGGAGGGCCTGATGAAGCACCTTGACATGATCCGGGAGTTTCAAACCATCGAAGGGATGACGTTGATGGACGCAAAAGATGTCTTTGCCACGCACAGCTATTCATTCTCCGGCATCGCTGATGTCATTTTACGGTTTGCTGAGCAGGTCTCCGGCGCAACGGGAATTCCATTGGTGCGTCTGTTTGGTCAATCCCCCTCGGGATTCAGTACCGGAGATGGCGATTTAGAAAACTACTACAGCCGCGTTAATACCCTGCAAGAACGTCGTCTGCGTCGTCCGCTTCGCTGGCTGCTGGATATCTCCCACCGATCACTGTTTGGTGAACCGCTCCCGGATGATTTTACCTTCGAGTTTAATAAATTGTGGGAAATGTCAGACACAGACCGCTCCACGATGGCGAATAACGTCGCCAGTGCACTCAGTACACTGGTGGACAGGCAGATATTACCGCTACACGCAGCAATGGCTGATTTGAGAAATCTGGCAGATGTGATCGGGATTGGAGGATCAGTTACAGATGAGGACATCGAGGAAGCAAAAGCGCAGTATGAGGAGTCTGAACCTGAAACCAGCTCAGCGCCGCCGCTCGGAAATTCGTTACAACAAAAGCCTGTTGGAGATAGTAAACCGGATAAACCAACTCATAACCGGCTCTTACGATGGTTCTCAGGCGAGCGCTGACAGTATTGCAGGTCATCTCATTGAGTATTCACAGGTCATTAGTGACTGGGCTGATAAGGTCAGTCGCCAAATGTTCTCACAGGTAGAGAGTGAGGAATGGAACCAGTGGCGCTCAGTGTCTCAGCAAATATCCGAAGGGCTGCGTGATGTGGTCGGCAATACGCCGGTGGGTCAGGTGGCACAGGATATTGTCTATCGTCAAATCCAATTAATGAAATCGTTACTCTTGGAAGCCGCTGAACGGGTGCGGGATATTCAGGAGCGAGCGATTCAGGCAGTGATTAATGGTGAACGGCCAGACGAGCTTTACCAGATGATCATGCAATCCGGTGAAGTTGCAGCCAGTCGGGCACGCATGATTGCCCGTACCGAGATAGGCCGAGCCACAGGTGCATTGACACAGGCCAGAGCCTTATCTATCGGCTCAGAAGGGTACTGGTGGTGCATTGAAGGTGCTGGCACTCGTCCATCACACAAGAGGATGCGCGATAAATTTGTTCGATGGGAAGATCCGCCAACCTTGGATGGAATGACAGGCCATGCGGGATGTCTTCCTAATTGCAAATGCTGGGCAGAAGTTCATGTGCCAGCGCCGAGGAGATAAAAATGAATTATACCTACTACACCTACTATGAAGGGTGTGACTGTAATGGCAGTGTCATTTTTAATGGCAATAGCGGTTTCGTTACTCAGTCAGTTCCGGCAAATCAAAATAATATTGACAATCATGTCGACTGGTTACTCAAAGATACCAAGGACAAAAATAACAAAGTTGTCCGGATTGTAATAAAACATATCACCAGACTATAAGCCGCCTCTCAGGCGGTTTTTTATTGCCCAGAGGTCAGTATGCAAACAGTCAATATTGAAGTGCAAAAGGTAGATGATCGTATGGTAATTACAATGACCATCGGCAACGTCTCTGCCGTTTATAAACGTGCAGGTGATGCGTCCTACCTGAAAGCGCAGGGTCGCGGTAATGTTCGACAGGTTAAGGCATTGCTTCGTGAGTTTGTGCGCAATTCCGAGCCTGCACTGATTTAAGCGAGCAGCCATGAAATACTTTTTCACCACGAAGCTGGGCGAAACCCGCTATGAGATGGCGGATGGCTCCCTGCTCTGCAAAGACGTACCCATTGCACGAACCGGAACGCAAACCTATCTGCCCGAGGAAATCGACCTTGAGCCGGATGCTAACGGGTTGGTCACGGTTTACCGCACTGAGGAGGAGGTTTTTTCCCCGGAGACAATGGCCTCATTTGAGGGGGTCGCGGTCACGCTGGAGCATCCAGAGGACAAAGACGGGAATATTGTTTTTGTTAATCCGTCCAACTTCTCCGAACTGGCGCACGGTCATATCCAAAACGTCCGGCGCGGAGAGGACGATAAAACTGATCTGCTGGTGGCTGATGTGCTGATAAAGCGACAGGAGGCTATCGATGCCGTGAAGTCCGGCATGACCGAAGTCAGCTGTGGTTATGATGCCCAGTACAAACAAATATCCCCCGGCAAGGGGAAGCAATATCAAATCACCGGAAACCACCTCGCCATTGTTGATGATGGGCGGGCAGGTTCCCGTTGTTCAATCGGGGATGCTGCCCCAATAACTAAGAAAGGTAAGATGAGTATGAAAGACTGGCTCAAGCAAGTCGCTAATGCCCTGAAAACCAAGGATGACAATACCTTGGCGAGATTGGCTGACGAAGCCCCGGAGTTGCCCTCTGATGGCATGTCTTCTATTCCGGGCGTCACTATCAATATGAATACCCCTGCGCAGGCGACGTCACTCCCGCCAACAGAGCGGACGACTACCGACGATACCCCGAAAGAGCAGGAAAAGCCGACGGGTGATGACGCTATCCCGGAATGGGGCAAGGCACTAATAGCCAAAGTGGAAGCCCTGAGTAACAAAACGGGAGACGCCAGCGCCGAAGATCCTGATAAACAGACAGGGGACGAGGACGCCGAAGAAGATAAGAAAGTGACCGGTGATGCAACCTATCGCCGCAATATCATCGCGGATGCCGAAATCATTTGCCCCGGCTTTAAACCCACAGGGGATAAAGGGCTGAGACGGCAGGTGCTAAATCATGCCATACGTACAGGCGACAGTACCTATCTGAAATCGTTTGGTATTCAGGATTACAATCAAGTGCCAAAGGCCACTGTAGATGCCGTATTCAGCGCCGCCGTCACAGTGAATAAGGCAAAGAATCACATTCAACCCCCAACACCGACGCGAGACAACGCCGCTCGCCTCAATACTCCGGCAGAACTGAATAAGCAGTACGCCGAATTCTGGAAACGCAACCCATAAGGTAACAACAATGGCAGGAACAGCATATCTAACCCGTATGCCCATGGGCATCAGCGGGTCGGTCACCCGTTTGCGCGATTTGACCACCGAAGCCGCCATTCTCGACACGGCGAAAGTCTTTGCTCAGTACGGGCTGGTGGGGAAATACCACGGCGATAAGTTCGTCCCGCTGGAAGACGGCGACAGTGCCGAGCAGATCGCCGGCATTCTGGTTCGTCCTTACCCCGTCCAGTCACAGGCTGATATAGCGCATCTGGGTGTCACGGCAGGGATTACGGGCGACATTCTGAAACGGGGCTACATGACGGTCACCGTGAAAGGTTCAGCGGAGAGCGCCAAGAAAGGTGCCAAGATTTATGTCCGAATAGCAGGTGCCAGCAAAGACAGTCCACTGGGTTCATTGGCATTAACTCCCGATTCAACCGCGACAAACACCCCTGAATTACCCCAGGCTCAAATCATGGGGCCGGGTGATGCATTGGGCACGATTGAAATCGCTTACAACATTTAAGGAACGCTATGTTTACTATTGATAAAGCCACCCAGGACTCCACAGGGATATTCCTGATTGGCGAGCTGGAGCGTCTCGATCAGACGTTGAATTTACCGCTGGTCTCCTACAAGTGGTCACGTGATATGCCATTGCGCAGTGATGTGTCTATTGCGGATGAGGTGAGTTCATTCACTAACACCGAACTGGCGGCAACGGGTGGCGTTAACCCGAACGGTAAAAACTGGATCGGTAAGAATTCAACGGCCATTCCGGGTGTGGGTCTGACCATAGACAGGACGGCACAACCATTAACATTGTGGGGAATGGAGCTGGGCTGGACATTACCAGAGCTGGCCTCCGCTCAACAGGTCGGTCGTCCCATCGATTCGCAGAAATACGATGCGATGCTGCTTAAGTGGAATATGGACGTGGACGAACAAGTTTATATCGGTGATGCCGATTTGGGGATGACCGGTCTGTTGAATCTGACTCAGGTTACCCCACGTGCCGCTGCCGCATCATGGACGAAGCACCTGAAAGCTGATGATATCGTCGCAGATATCAATATCCTGCTGACCGATGCGTGGGTCGCTTCCGGTTATGCGCTGTGTCCTCGCAAGATTGGTCTGGCTCCAGAGTTGTTCGGGCTGTTAGCCAGTCTGCGTGTCTCTGATGCAGGCAATATTTCCGTGCTGGAGTATGTGAAGATCAACTGCATTGCCTTTCAGGAGAATGGTACGCCACTGGAGATTGTTTCCATGAAATGGGCGTCCAAACGGGGCGTCGGTGGTGCGCATCGCATGGTGGCGTATACGCAGGAAGAAAAAAATATCCGCTTCCCGATGGTGCCGCTGCTGAATACCCCATTGGAATATCGCGGTCTGCATCAGTTGACCACCTACTACGGGAAACTGGGTCAGGTTGAAGTGCCGTATGCGAATACCATCGCGTATCTGGATATTCCGGCAGTGTGATTGATGGCGGGTTAGCCCGCCTTTACTGAGGCTCGTATGAAACGATACATGATTACAGGCAACGCGATACTGAGCTTCCCCGATGGGCGGGATGTGCAGTTATCGCCGGGTATTCATCCCTTTGAGGATGAGACAGCCCTACACTGGGCATTTAACCATTACGCGACGCCGCTGGACGATCCTGAACAGCGGGATGATAAAAAAGGGAAGGCTAATGGCAAAAAACAGTCTTCTGCCGACAGTTAAGCACTTCCGCACTGACTTTCCTGAATTTTCCGACAATACCCGCTACCCCGACGCCGCAATCCAGTTTTATCTCGGACAGGCTGATACTGTGCTAGACCAAGACAGACACGGCGATCAGTTTATTTATCTGGCTGAACTCTTCACGGCGCATTACGTCGAGTTGAAAGGTAAGGCTATTGCTGGTGCCTCTGTCAGTGGCGTGAATACAGCGGGGGGTGGTGTAGTGGCCTCGAAATCCGTTGATAAGGTTTCAGTGGGTTATGACACCTCAGGGATTATCAATCCTGAGGCGGGATTCTGGAACAACACTGCCTACGGACGTGAGTTCTACTGGTGGTGGTCAATGTTTGGCGCGGGTGGGAGGCAATTGCTATGAGTGGATTGAAGATCCGTAAAGACAATGCAGCGGCGGTACTGGCTGCCCTGAATCGTTTGACCAAAATGGATGTGCTGGTGGGTATCCCGTCCAGCAAAGCCCATAGGGGCGATGGCGAGGCGCTGAATAACGCAGAAATCGGCTACCTGCAATCAACCGGCGGCACGGTTCGGCTAGGTGGTAAAACCGTCACCCTTCCCCCCAGGCCGTTTCTTGAGATGGGGATCGAGGACACTAAACCCATCACGACCGAGCACCTTAAGGCAGCGGCAGATTATGCCATTGAAGGCAAATTCGACGCGGCGCAACGGGAACTGGAAAAAGCGGGCATGGTTGCCATGAATGGGGCAAAGAAAGTGATTAGTGAGGGTGATCGGCTCCATCCTCTCTCGGAAGCGACTTTACATCGACGTAAAGAAAACAACGTTCCCGGCGAGAAACCGCTGTATGACACGGGCAGTCTGCTGAAATCCATTACATATATTGTCAGAAACAAGGGGGAATAATGCCCTTTCTTGATGTTTCCGAGGTGCTGTCTGACCCTGATTTTTGCGATACCTCGTTAGTGTGTCAGCGCAATGTACAGACGGTGGATGATGATGGTATCGCGACTAATACCCCGCAGAGCATCAGATTTTCAGGTGTAGTCACGGTAGACCGTTCACTGGAGGCGCGGCGAATGGAGGCTGGCCAGACTATCAGTGGCGCTATCCTCATTGTGACCCCGTTCCGCTTAACGCAGGGGCAACCCGGACTGGATGCAGATGTGGTCACGTATCAGGGCAGAAAATATCGGGTGACCTTTGTTGACCCCTACACGGCATACGGGGCGGGATTTGTTCAGGCGCATTGTGAGCTGATGAACTTTGACGGAGGGACGCCCATTGAATGACAGTACAACGCCGGGGTATTTGACACCCATCAATACACCGCCTGATTACGATGAAGCACTGGAGCGGGAACTGAGCCGATGGATACGGGCTGTTTCAGGATTACCCGTCAAAACTGTGTTCCCGCGCTGGGCAGACCCGCAACCTAAAATACCTCCGGCAGGCAGTGACTGGTGCGCGTTTGGGATAACAGATATCCGTGAGGATGATAACCCGGCCGCTATACAGGTGAACGATAATCATAATGCGCAGTGGTCACACGAAACTATCAGTCTCATTTGCTGTTTTTATGGCCCTTCCGGTCAGCGAACAGCAACCCAATTTCGTGATGGTCTGTTCATCACCCAAAATAATGATGAACTGTCGCGTGCCGGACTGACCTTTCAGCAATGCAGCCGGATCATTCCCGCGCCTGAACTCATCAACAACCAATGGCAGCGCCGCTATGACGTAACCGTCACGTTACGCCGCAAAATCGTGCGCGAATATGGCATTAAGTCGCTGGTGGAAGCACCGGTTAAATTCTTTGGAGACTAAACCCTATGCAGGGCTTACCTATTTCTAACATTGTTAACGTCAAGGTTAACATGGCACCCCGTGCAGCACAGGCGCGTAGCTTCGGCTCGTTGCTGATTATGGGGGCCAGCAACGTAATTAACACGCACGAACGGCTGCGTTATTACACCGACATTGACGGCGTGGGCGCGGATTTCGGCATGGATACCCCGGAGTATCAGTCTGCCTCGCTGTACTACTCGCAGTCCCCTCAGCCCGTCGATCTGTATGTCGGGCGCTGGGCAAAAGAGCAGGCGCTGGCGGCATTACGGGGTGCTGTGCTGACCCAGCCTGAGCAGGCCATGAGTAAATTTACACTCATCACTGACGGCACATTCAAGCTGACTATTGACGGCAAAGAAACCGTCATTACCGGTATCGATTTCAGTAAAGAAACCAATCTGAACGGCGTGGCAGAACGCGTGGCCGAAAAGCTGAAAAACGCTACCGTGCGCTGGGACAGTATTTCATCCCGCTTCACCGTCTCGCTGCAAACCTCGGGAAAACTCGGTTATGTCACCCGCGCAGACAGTGGCAGCTATATTGGCGACATACTGAAACTGGATGAGGTATCCGGTGCAACCGTCATCGACCCGGCACAGCCTGAGACCATTGCGGAGGCCGTAGCAACGTTGGGATCAATGTCGGGTGCGTGGTATGGGCTGGTTATTGCAGATAATTCCCTGTCTGACAGCGATGTGCTCAGCGTGGCTCGGTACATCGAATCGGCATCCGTCTCTCGTATTTACGGTCACACGGTCACCAAAACCGATGTACTCGACCCCGATGTCGATACCGATATTGGGTCACAGCTCAAAGGTTCGTTTCTGGGGCGCACGCTCTGGCAATACTCAGCGCAACCTTATGCTATTGCCTCACTGTTCGGCCGTATGTTCACGGTGAATTTTCAGGGCAATAACACGACCATCACGCTGAAATTCAAACAGGAACCGGCTATCAGTGCAGAGTTGCTCACGGCGACACAGGCCAACGCTCTGAAAGCCAAAAATGGCAACGTCTTTGTCCATTACAACAACGACACGGCCATTATCCAGGAGGGCGTGATGGCAAACGGGACGTTCATTGACGAGCGTCATGGGCTGGACTGGCTACAGAACTATGTCCAGACCAATCTCTATAACCTGATGTATACCAGTACAACCAAAATTTCCCAGACCGATGAAGGTGTCACTCAGTTGCTGACCAACGTCGAGCAGTCACTGTCGCAGGGTGTCACCAATGGGCTGATCGCACCCGGTGCTTGGGGTGGGGATACGTTTGGGGCATTGAACCGGGGCGATATGCTGACCAAGGGATACTATAGGCACGAGCGGCGGTGTGGCGACAATGAACGGCCCTGTTAATGTGAAAAATGATGTGATTGCGGGTGGCGTTAGTCAGATGAAACACAAACATAGTGGCGTTGAAACAGGCGGCGGAACTACAGGAGGGCCTCAATAATGCGATACCGACGAGAAGACAACAACGGCGATTACAGTTTCGGGCAGGGAGATAACACCTTTCTGATTAACTCACCCGAAGCAGTCGCACAGGCCGTAAAAACACGGCTCAACTTATGGCGTGGGGACTGGTTTCTGGATACGGCAGCGGGGACACCCTACCGAGAGGCAGTATTAGATAAAAGCTATGCCAGTGCGATGGCAATTCGCGAGCACATTCTCGGTACTGAGGGGGTAACTGAAATTATCTTACTCGATGCTAAACGTGATCCCGACACCCGAAAAATGACACTCACCGCCACG